AGACCTGTTGATGAATTAGCTATAATCTGGTTCAGCGATTCAACATACTGCTCTCTCTCAGCTTGTATCTGTGAAATTTCGGAATTATACTGAAGTTGCATTTCTTCCATTTGTTTTCTTTCAGTTGACAAGTCCTGAGTTTTCTTGGTGTAATCCGACTGGCGTGAATAGCCTTTCATAAGCTCGTCAAGGGTTACTTCCTCTTCTGTGCCATTTACGGTCACAGCATATAAAAGTTCCTCTTCTGCTTCGTCGTCAGACTCCTCAGATTCTTCCTCCGAATTTGCAATCAGTTCTTCGGCTTCTTCTTCAGATTCCTCTTCCAATGATTCGTCTTGAATTTCTTCAGTAGACTCTTCCTCTTCCGTAGGGGTGGCTTCCTCTCCTTGCAGTTTATTCTCTTCAGACTCCGCTATAGAAAGTAATGCCTCTTGTGCTTCTCTTATTGTTCCCGGCATATTCTCTCCGGTTAGTTGCGGGGCTTGTTGCGTATCCGCCATATCTTTTACTCCTTAATCTAAATGAATGGGTGTTGCTTCTCAAGAATATCAGCCATGCGTCCGGTTTCAACTATAGACGATATATGGGCGTGAATCCTATCAAGCAATCGCATTGCAAGCCAGATTGATTCTCTGGCCTCAACTTCTGTAGAGCCACTGTTTTCCCAACGGCTCTGTAAATCTTGTTTTAACAAATCAAATGCTTCTACAAATAATTCGTCCTGTAATAAATTGTTTGCTCTTCTAGCTCTTTCCTCTTCAGAAAAATCGCTCATGTTGCTCCTATAGCTACGGCTCTATTCTGCTCTCTCTCCAAATTAAGCTCTTCCTGTTTCAACTGAGAATCTACAGCTAACTTCTGATATTCCTGCTGAATCTTTTGGGCTTTAAGCTGAATCTCCGCAGCCTTTATTTCAAGTTCCTGATGTTTAGTTTGAGCCTCCATCAAATCTGCCTGCTCCTTGGGGCTAGGCTGTGATTGTTGAGGCGGTATTGTAGAAGGATCTGTGAGGAAATCATTAACATTTTGGAAGCCCATAGCCTTCACCAAGGCTGCCCCCAAGTTGTATATATTCTGTTCATTAACAATTCGTAATCCACCTTTCATCGCTTCTGCTGCAAACTGAATCATTTGGGAAAGGTGCATCATTTGTTGATCCTTGCTGCCACTTCCTAAAGCTACAGAGACGGTGCAATCATACTGGTCATTCCATACATCTGGGCGAACAGGAACCCACTCATTACGCAGCTTTACTACTCTTTCCTTATCTTGGTTTTTAAGTAGAAGCTCATATATGGTAATCATTAAATCTTTCACGCCTGTTTCTGCAAAGTTCCTGGCAATCAACTCTACTCTACTCTGGGCTGCACCCATCACGGCGTTGACAGCGGTTGCAGTCGTATGCGATGTTAAGGCGTTTTCATTTAAGCCTTGAGACATTTTAGAAACACCAGCCCTAGACTCTCTTACTCCGTCCAAGTATTCTAGCATTTGGAATGAATAAGGTTCTAAAGCAGGAGTTTGTAAGGGCATTACTGCATTTGGTGATTTAACTCGTACTACACCCCCTGGCCTTTGTGTGAGAAGATCATCAAGGTTGGCCTGACCCTCCAAAACGGCATATCTACCATAATTCTGGTTGTACATATTATCCATGAGGTTTCGCATTAGCGTACTACGCATGAGCTGAAGATCCATAACAAGATCAGCTATAGACAGTCCAAAGAACTTATGTGGGATCTTTATAGGCGTAATAGAAACAAATGGAATGGAATCTATTTCGTCATTCTCTAAAACAGTAGAACCTACAGTGCAAACTTTTCTTAGCTCGGTAATACCATCGCCATTAAAGTCTGTTTTGAGAAAAGACTCATGCAGCCAGTATAAGCGCAATCCATCTTCTCCATACTCTTCTCCGCCCCATCCTTCCCAGTATCGGGCAGACTTATCAAACGCATACCTTTCTAATCTTTCAGAATCATAACTGGCTAAATCATCATCTCCTGCACCAATAGTATCAGCATCAAGGTCTTGATCTGGATACATCTCCCTAAGCTCTGATAATGTTTTCTGTACTCGGTGACAAACAAATCTAGCGTCTTGCAGGTTTTTAGCCTCCCTCGAAATAAGGAACTCAGAGGGTGGGACATTCTCTATTTTAATCTTTCCATTGTATGAATTACGTTTTATAACAACATCGTGCATCGGGACGTTATATTCTTCATACTCCGTATGCTCTATTACCTCTACATCATTATCATTGATAAGTACTGTAAAAGAAATTTCATCTAACCCTCGATACTCCTCTCTCTGGCTTTCTGTATATTCGTCCCACCATACCTTAACAATTCCATTCTTGCTCAACAAGGCATCAGTAAACCACTGATACATAATTTCCCAACCCGGATTATCTTTAGTAAACACGTAGTTCACATAGTCCGTAGCCTGTGCTGCCATTTCAACATCTTCAGGACCATGAGGATTAAATTTGACCATCTCATCCCCGGAGGCAAATACTCGCATCAAGGAGGGTTTAATCCATTCAATGGTATCCTGTACTGTCGAATCAACATACTGGCTACGTCCCGGTACTTCGTTGCCAAAAGGAAGGCCATAATAATACTGCATGGCGGTTTCCCTTTGCTTGGAGATTGTGTCTCCCATATAACCTAGAGAGGAAGTGATCTCCCCTCTTATTCTGGTAACTAAATCTTCTTCAGTGATCGTATCAGCCATTAGATTATTCCGTAGTTCCTATATTCTATGTCTTGCGTCCAAGCAGGATCTTCCCCCGCTACTGCAAATCTTTGTGATTGGAAGGCATACCTTGTTGCGGACATAAGATCATCTCTTAAAGGGACTACCTTGTTATCTTTCCTGTGGTACATTCTAAACTCTTCAAACCAGTCTGAGAGCGTTGAGAATACTTTAAATTTGCCTGCCTCTATAGATTGAAGCATAGCCATTAAGCCTTCCTCAACAGAGTTAGACCCTTTGTTACTTCCTAAAGCGGGTGGATTAGTAAAATGCTGTAATAGAAAGTTACAGCCTAAGTTTCTATACTGTTCTGCTAATCCAGGGTTTCCCATCGAATCTCGTCTATTCCCGTCATGCGGGTAGGCTATGGGAATAAAATGCGGTCTGAGACGTATATTTTCTGCATGAACAGACGGAGAGGCTTTAGAGGCTCTGTAGCAATCATATATGTAAAATGTATCTTCATCCCTGTCTACTGCGCACCAGACTACGGCTGTAGGGTGATCCCAGCCAAAGTCTATGGCCGCGATTCTAGGCCAGTGGGCTTTTATTTCCAGTGGGTCAACCATCACCTTTTCTTCACCCAGTGGAAATACTAGTCCTGATCCTATAGAGGGTCTGCCATTCCTTCTCATTTCCCTCTCATGGGGCGAATAAGAAGATAGAATCTGTTCCATCACAACTTCTGAGAGGTGACCTCTTTCTCCCTGTTGGGACTTTATTCTTTCTGAGGCATCATCCCATGTGGCGTTGGTTAGAGACTGCCCTGACTGAAGGTTGTTCATAAAGGATGCAACCGTTTCAGTCATCCCCTGCTCTGGCGTAAAAGTCATATAAACCATACCCTTACGGTCTAATGTTCGAGTAACTGCTTGAGAATATATTTCCCTACTTGGTTCCTCGTCTAGCCATATGCAGTCTACTGATCTCCCCTGCCATTTCTCTACACCCATCTCGTAGGCTTTAAAGAATAAAGAAGAGTTCCCCCCGCTTACGTGCTTTATTAAAGCTACACTTTTGGCGTTGGGGACACCAGGCTTTCGTTCTGTCTTTATTATAAGTTTTTGGGGTATAGCCCCTGATCCGAAAGCCTCTGGGTCATCGGGAGAACCCAATAATTCGTACTGTACAATATCTCTTGTGGTTTCGTTTGATACACCCCCAGCCCATGCAATAATTGGCTGTGTATATCTCCTGCCCTGCCACCAAGATGGGTATAACCCTGTGGTATGGTAGGCGAGTTCGGCTGCTCCACAATAACTCTTTCCTATGCGGTTAGCTGCCATCAGAAGCCTCTGGTTGGCCTCTGAGCCTGTTTTATGGAAATTTAACTGGTAAGGGTAGGGGTCATAGAAATCGAGCTTGTTGAAGCGCTCACGCGTTCTAATCTCTCTAGCTATTTCTACTGCTTTTTCGAGCTCGTTCCTTGTAGCCGCTCGCATAGATCGCTTTGGCTTGACGTTCAGCGCCTGCTCTAGTTGCATAGCATTTCCCAGATTTCCCGTATTTCCATCCTTTCTTTCCGTTTTTGAGTGAACACCGTTGAATAGGCATCAGTTCAACCTAGCAGGAACCTCGTCCGGTTCAGAAGATCCTGTTAAAGCCTCAAGTTCCCGCCTTAGCTCATCAATGGAGGCAGTCTCAACGTGAGAGACTTGCTGTTCCACTTTATCGACAGGTTTTAACCCTGCTCTATCCAGATAGTCTTTAATAGCTCCTAATTTGACGGCTTCAGAGGTGGCGTTATCCACTAACTCGTGGAGCTTTGCTAAGACACCAGGGACTCCATCAGAGAGCATTTCTCTCGTCTTTTCGGTGATCTCATGGGAGAATTGCTTTTTAAGGGCGTATCCTTTCTGTTTAGAGGCTTTCTCAGAATAGCCTGCCATCTCCGCTGCTTTAGTAGCATTTCCTGCTAAACAGTAGGCTTCAATGAAGGCTTCTTGCTTCTCTGTTCTCATCAGTACGGGCCTGCTCCGAGCAATCCAGGTTGTGCCATTGGCCCAGGTTGTGCCACCGGCCCAGGCTGTCCCATCGGTTGGGGAGCTGGCATAGGAGCGCCTGCCCCTCCAGTAATCTCAGCGAGTCTTTGATCTATCTGATCTCGCAAGAAAAGTAGCTGGGCTACCTCATCCTCTTGGTTTGCTATAGGAGGCATACCCCCCATAGAGTCAGCAGGAGGCATCCTCTCGATTCCTGCATTTCCTGCCATCATTGGGTCCATCATTGGTAGTCCGTTAGCCATAGTCTTGTCCTAGTAGTCAAATGTTTGTAATATTTTTACAGCAGCAAAAGAAGCAGCCAATGCTTGATTTATTGGCACTGGGTTGCCTTCATCGTCTCTTTCCCTCATCAGGGCTTGAAGTTCATCCTTTGTCATCTGTAGCAACTCATTGTAGCTCCATCCATGGGGAGCGAATTTCTCATCAAAGTCTTTCCCAAAATGATCGGGAGCATCACGTAAAGAATTAAATGCTGTCAGAGGCTGTACTTGCCAGTAGCCACTGTCTGTATTATCTGGTCCATAGGCTTCAATAGTTGCATAGTCACTTTCTATAGCACCTATCCTCTCCAAGTCTGCCCTTAGCCTATCTTCCCCATATCGTTTTTTACGAGCCTTACCATCCTTACCATAATCTGTTCCAAGTGCGTCAACTGCTATATCTATAGCATTCCTAGCTATTGTGGGATCAGAAGCAGAGCTACTCCTCAAAGTGCGCTTCCATTTAGCTATTCTCTTAGAAGCACGCCCTACCCAACCAGAATCCTTCTGTTTTCCAGCATAATAATAATCGTGCCAATTATTAAAGAAAGCCTGGTCTTCTGGCAGAATCGAACTCATGTCAGCTTTAGGAAGCCTATAGTTGGTATTCCCGTCTTGGTCTTCCGGTAGCATGGTAGCTCCGGCGTCACTAATGGGGGATAAGCCTAAAAGCCCTTCCTTAACGCCTCCCAGGATTTCCCAAAAAGCCTCCTTAATTTGATCTACCAGAGGTCTTTCCTCAACCCCTTGTTCGATTATTCTTGGAGCCTGCCTAGCTTCAAAATGCGTTTCTTGATAGTTTAAATCCTTCCCCATTTCCTGATACTCAGACACAGGGGAATCTCCTAGGAGTCCATATAGAACCATCTCTGCAGTTTGAGCTTCCTCTTCTGTGTAGAAGGGGCCTGATATATAATCCCCATCCCTAGAAAAAACAGCCCAAATAGCTCCGTTTCCTACGGGTTCTTTCATGGTGGACGGGTCTAGTATTTGCAATACAGTGGGCTGTTGCATCTGTTCCAAAAAGCCCTGAGTAGGTTTTCTCAGAGGTTGAACCATATCCGTAGGCTTCCTTAAAGGTTCATCAAGAAGACCACTATTCGTAGGCTTCCTTAAAGGTTCATCAAGAAGCCCGCTAGCCATGGGTAGTAGTATCCATATAATAGCTCCTATTGCTATGCAATCTACTGAGATTGACCATATTAAATAGCCTCTCAGAGCCCAGTTTCTTAGGTGTTTCATGGGGTTTCAACATGTGGTTATTTCCTTAGGCTTCCCCTCCGCTGTATGGGGACAATATATATACGTACGTAAAAATTCAAAGGGGGTGCCCCCCCCCTCGCGTGAGCCTTTATGCGCATGAGGCAGCCCCTTGCCTGCCCGCGTGCCCCTAGAGGCTGCGGTGAGCCTTAGAGGCAGCCTCTTGGACCCCGTGGGGCTTCCTCTAGGCTTCCTCTACCTGCTAGTACTAAACTGGAACTAGTTTGGGTTTGTTGTTTTGGTTTGAACTGTCGTGTGTGTTAGGACTATACATATCCATATGGAGGCAACCTCTCAGTGAGGCAGCCTAAAGACTGAGGTAGGCTATATACTATGTACCTGGTGTATTAGGCTACTGTATCTCCCTCTATGCTATAAAGGTAATAATGGTTATGTTAATGATCTTTTTTTATTTGGGCGCGAAATAATTGTTGACAAGCTCAGAACATGGGAGTATCGTTAGAACTGTTGAATCAATTCACTACTAGAGGCAACCTAATGAATAATCAACTATACGCAGCTCTCGGGCTATGCTTAATTACTGGCCTGGCCTTGCTTTATGTTGTTTTCTTGGGGCTTGGATTATGACTGCCCTGCTCATAGGTTTTATAGTCGCTGTTTTAATCGCTGGACTAATCATACACGGGAGGCCGTAATGTTAAGAGTACACGTAGATATTCCGAATTTGACTCACACCGTATCAGGGAAGCGTAAGGTATGGTTTACTAATGGTAAGCATCATCCGCAACTATGCAAGCGTCAAGATGAATTAGGCCAGTGGATAACCTACGCTTGCTCTCTCGATCCGGTTATATTTGTTTGGGAAAAGAATACAAAACACAATGATTACAACGGGCATAGCTTTTATGTGAGTCCGAAACACGTAGAAGTGATCTAAGTAAACCTATAAACTAACCAGAATCCCCTGGATTGCGCCATTATGAGGCAGTCCAGGTTGATTCTCAAGTAAATGGAGATATATCATGTATAGAATAACTGAATCTGATCTCGAGGGTCTTGTGCGGGATATCAATAAGCTAACCAACAGTCCCCAAGAGCCGTATTCTTGGGGTGAAAACAAGCAGCTGCACCCTAATGGGAACTGCTATCACTTGTCTGCTGCCTATGGTGGAGTATCGCTCCATAGAATGTGCAACGATGGCTCTACCGCTATTCGAGACGTGTTTAGCTGTGGCCATGTCCCTAAAAGAGACTTATATAATCGCATGAGGTCTTTCCTGGTAGGCCTGGAGGCAAAGCAATGACTAAGAAAGATGGAAATGCACAGCAGAGGATCGATGAGATAGTGGTTGAGCTATTGGCTAATGAGCTATCTATCGCTAAAATAGCGAAAGAATTTGGAGTGACTAAGAACTATGTTTATATGGTCAATTCGGGAGAGTGCGGTAGAATGCCTGGATTTAAGTACCCCGTCAGGGAGAAGAAGTACCCACCTAGAGAGCCGCCTACTGACGCCTATGGCGATCCTGTATGAAGTGGAGGCTGCCTCTTACGATTGTACTTGGTGCGGTCCTTCATGGCTCCGCTCTTGGTACGGTTCCACGAGTCACGCTGGGTCAGGTTGCGCTGCCTACGGGAGCGTCTCCTGGCCTTGTCTGTCTCTGATGTCATAGTGTTGTTTCTATACAACAGATGAAAAAGGTTATAGCTGTCTTAATGAGGCCGTTTGTGATACGACCTAAGGGGGCGCGACTAGGTACTGTCCAGCGGTATCTATCAACCTGTTTAACAGGGGAAGGTTCCAGCCCCGATATATCACTTAGCGATAGTTTATTCCCGGCCTCAAAGGTAGCTAGGCAGTCTCCGCTATTTGACCGATGGAGCCACAGAGGGAGGCTCTTAATTTTTAAGTGTCGGACACACTGTCCTTATACCCTAACAAATAAGGCCAAAAATGGCTATTTTACTGGGTTTCTTTAATTTCAGAGGACCTATGGTATACTCATTAACAATCAATAACTTACGCGTCAGTTGTTAGATATTATGAGGACGAACACATGAGAAAAGTTACAACCAGTGTTGACAGCTCGATGAGCGTGATAAGGAATTTGCCCAAATACTTGAAAGCCAGTCACGCCAGGGAAGGTAGTGCCGCTAAAGATTACGCCCTGAATAGGTGTCTTAATCACATCGAGCGTATAAACAAGGTAGGGCGAGGCTTTGACGGCCTTGAAAAGTCGCTTATGATGCGGGAAGCCTGGGATATATATTTTGAACTAGCAAAGTTCGAGTGCGATGAACGTGCAGACTTCAATCCGCACCGCGAGCACCAATTGACAGCGAGGCACGATAGTTTGGACAGCGATATAGTGGCTGATGGTTACGCCGTTGAAGTGGCCTCGCCGGAAGTCTACTCAGGAGGACTGGGTTATCGGCATGTCAATTGGGATTCATCGTACATGATGGCGGCTCCTAAAGGCAAGCAGCTTAACCCCTTTTGGCGTCCTGATGACCCCCGAAACAAAGTTGGGACAAGGGAACACCACGCTATGCTATCGCTCGAAGAATCGGGATATTGGGCTTGTAAACCGAAAGAACCGGATAATGTGTGAAGGTACGAATCGGTAGTGTAGTTGACACCCACACTGGGCGCGTTTACCCTTCGCGGTCAGAGTGCATAAAAGCATTGGGGCGCGATGCAGTCCCTATGTTACGCGATAAACGCTATAAAAGACTGAGGATCATCACCGTGAGCGATAGAAAAAAAGCTATGTTTGAGCAGGGAGAAGAGGCTGTGGTCATGGCAACCATATACCTGGAGGGAGCCTTGAGGGATATTGGCAAAGCCTCTCAAGGGGGATTAGATCACGATAAATTATCCGATATAGCCATGTGGTTGAAGGCTCTCGGAGAAGATTTGGAGATGACGCAGCTAAAGATCAGAGAAGCTGGAGACTTCCTCACCAATGAATTAGACCAGGAGACGTTTCGCAATGAATTCAGAATCGACATCAGAAAGGACATCGAATCTATGGTGCAGCGACTGTGATCGAAAGAGAGCTACGCAACTGCAACCCTACATCCTTTGCGATAGCTGTTATGCAGACCGCTACTCTATGCAACTAGTAGACGGTAAACTGATAAAATTCAAAGAATATTTGAAAGCGCAGCTCATTAAAGATGGACTCTGGTTCAAAGATGGAGAAACTAGGCAGGAATGGCATGGCCGAATGGAAGCTGTTTCACGAGGTGCTCTTCAACGATACTTTGGAAGGGAAAAAGGCAAAGTGGGAATACATAAAAAGCCTGCCGGAGATGGAAAAGGTAGTTCTTGAGGTTGTCAAACATTTTGGGAAACTTGAGGACATAAAGGTCTACCGTGGATAAGAACTGGAAAGCATTTGAGAGACGGGTTGCGCTGCGTACTGGGGGTGAGAGGATACCCGTATCAGATAGGAGGACGCCTCTGGACGTAGCGCATCCTTACCTCGGCATCGAGTGTAAGTATCGAAAGAAACTATCGAAGTTTATTAAAGACTCGATGCAGCAAGCTATAGAAGGATCAGAAGATAAGATACCCACCGTTGTACTGGGTGAGTATCGAAGTTCAGACATGTTGGCAGTGGTGAGGCTTGAGGACTTGCTCAACCTCCTGGCTGCTGCCGTTAGGGAGCCTGACCCCCTCATTGTGGTTGGGAAAGACGGAGAGAATATATGAGGCATATGATGATACGAAGCAATCCACTCTCACTGATAGATGAGTTACTACAGCCTTACAAGTACGGCCCTCGAATGTATGATAACGATGTTGGAACCGAAGATGACCCAAGCATTATTGTTCGTAGTGAGATGGTTCAAAAGAGGTACAAGGCTTGGCGTGATCCTGACGGTTCCTACCATGAAGTTCTTATAGAAGATGGCGCGACGTTACCTACAGCCCCAGAAGGGACGGACTGATGGCCTTATATGAGGACTACATCGCCGTCTCTCGGTATGCCAGGTATTTGCCTGAGCATCAGAGGAGAGAAACGTGGGGTGAGACAGTTGATCGCTACGTTAATTACTTTAGCGAGAAGTTTGATTTACCCTCTATGCTCTCCTCAGAGCTGGAGGTAGCCATTAAAGATAAACACGTTATGCCCTCTATGCGTTGCCTGATGACCGCAGGAGAAGCATTAACGCGGGATAATATTTGTGGTTATAACTGCGCTTATATAGCAGTAGATCATATACGAGTGTTCGGGGAATCACTCTACATTCAGATGAATGGAACGGGGCTGGGGTTTAGCGTGGAACGTCAGTACATTTCTAAGCTGCCAGAAGTTGCAGAGGAGTTTCACCCCACTGATACGACGATTGTAGTGCGTGATAGCAAGCTGGGGTGGGCAACTGCCCTAGATGAGTACGTGAGGCTGCTATACAGCGGGAAGATTCCACAAATCGACACCTCAAGAGTTCGTGGGGCAGGTGCCCCTCTTAAAACTTTTGGGGGAAGGGCGTCAGGTCCGTGGCCTTATGAGCGCATGTTAATTAACGTCGCTAATGTGTTCAAAGGGGCTAGAGGAAGAAAACTCTCATCCATAGAAGTACATGATATCATGTGCCATATAGGTGAATGTGTTGTAGTCGGAGGGGTTCGTCGAACTTCTCTAATCAGTTTGTCCAACCATTCAGACGAGAGGATGCGCCATGCCAAAATGGGTAACTGGTTCGCAGAGAACCCACAGAGAAGTCTCTCAAATAATTCTATCTGCTATACCGAAAAGCCGGACATGGGTGCTTTCATGCGTGAATGGCTTGCTATTTACGAGAGTAGGTCAGGAGAGCGTGGTATCTTCAACAGGGAGGCGTGTAGAAATATGCTCCCCTCAAGGAGAGATCCAGACTATGAGTTTGGATGCAACCCATGTTCAGAAATCGTCCTACGCGGCCATACCAAAACAGGCGCGGGAGGAGGACAGTTCTGCAACTTAACAGAGGTAGTCGCCAAGCCTTCTGACAGTATGGAAACTCTAGCGGATAAGGTGAGGTTAGCTACAATCATGGGAACCATGCAATCGTGCCTCACAGACTTCAAATTCCTCCGTAAAGGATGGAAGCAAAACTGCGATGAAGAGCGATTGCTAGGGGTTTCTATCACAGGAATCTATGATTGCCCTGCCCTTATAAAAAGTAAGCCAGAGGAACTTCAAAAGCTGAAGCAGGAAGCTATCAATACGAATGTCAAGTGGGCGAAGATTCTAAATATAAACCCATCTACTGCCATAACTTGTATAAAGCCCAGTGGTACGGTGAGTCAGCTTTGCAATTCTGGGAGTGGTATACACCCCAAATGGTCCCAGCATTACACGAGAAGAGTTAGGAACGACAAGAAAGACCCACTCTCTAATGCAATGATCGAGGCGGGTATTCCTTGCGAGGAGGATAAGCATAACTCGGAGGCTTGGGTATTCTCATTCCCCATGAAGTCTCCAACTAAATCTTTAACCAGGCATGATGTGAACCCGATAAGTCAACTAGAGCTATGGAAACACTTTGCCCT